GGGAATTCATCTGGCTATACTCAATCGAGTAAAAGCGGACAAATTCCTTCAACCCTCGATCGATTGGACCGACCAGGAGCGCCAAAGAAGTTTGGCTCTCCGTGGTTCAATCGATGGTTCGATCGCAACCCTCGATTTATCTGAGGCTAGTGATCGGGTTCATGTCTCCCTTGTTGCCAACATGCTGCGAAGGCACCGTCTCTTGCGAGACGTTGTCTTTGCATGCAGGACAACGAGGGCGGACTTCTCTGGGAGAGTTATTTTCCTTGAGAAGTTTGCGCCGATGGGGTCTGCACTCTGTTTCCCTTTCGAAACTATGGCCTTCACGGTCATAGCCGTCGAATCGGTTCTCAGAGCGCGGTCGCTACCTGTTACGAAGAAGAGTGTGATGAATGCACTCTCCTCCGTATCACTGTATGGCGATGATATCATCGTCCCTACAGCGACTGCAATTTCCGTCGTTGATGGTCTTGAGTCTTTCGGACTCAAGGTCAACATCCGCAAAAGCTTCTGGACTGGTGAGTTCAGAGAGTCCTGCGGTGGAGACTACTTCCGTGGTTTAGACGTTACTCCTGTCTACCTACGGTATAGTCTCCTTGACGGAAACGATCCGAAGTCCCTCGCTGCGACGATTAGTTCGCAAAACCAATTCTTTGACAAGAGCTGGTTTGATGTGGCTGATTACCTCACGAAGCTTCACAAGAAGCTCAGAAAGGTGTCAACTACTTCGCGAGTGGTCTATCGGGGTTTCATGTTTAAAGGCTTCGAAAATCGAAACTTTAAACATGATGCGAATCTTCAGTGTTCCGTTTTTACGGTCGCTGAATTTTCGCTACGTACACGGAAGTGTACCAATCCCGATGGTTGGAACATGTTGATGGACTGGATGGTCTCTGCAGAGAGATCCCAGTTAGCATCACTTCGTTCCTTACCTTTGGATCGGCGGCCTGACATTCATCACGTCAGGTTCCTTCCAACTCCTGCATACTAATATACAGGAGCCATGGTTCCCGAAAGGGAAGTGGTTAAGAAACCACAGTGAG